ATGAGCCCTCACATCTTCATTGCCACACCTTGCTATGGCGGTTGGGTCGGGCATGGTTACATGCAGTCGGTGATCGGCTTCACACACCTGGCCGAGCGCTGCGGCATCGATACCACGCTGGCGATGCTCGCCCATGACGCGCTGATCTCGCGGAGCCGCAACAGCCTCGTCCGCAGCTTCATGGAATCGAACGCCACGCATCTGCTGTTCATCGATGCCGACATCTCCTTCGAGCCATCGGTGCCGATCCGGCTGCTCGACGCAGCGAAGCCCATCGTCGCCTGCCTCTACCCGGTCAAGACCCATCGCTGGGAGCGGGGCTCATCGCCCGGCGAGCCGCCGGAGACAGGTCTTCTCGATTATGTCGGGGTGTTCGCCGCCGATGCGGAAGCGGATGGCGATTTCATCACCGCCGACTATGCCGGTACCGGGTTGATGCTGATCGCGCGCGAAGTGATTGCGTCGATGATCGAGGCCTATCCGGACCTCGCCTATGGCCGCATCGACGCGCATGACCAGTCGCCCTCGGCGCGGTTCCATGCGCTGTTCGACTGTTCGATCGACCGGGAGAGCGGCACCTATCTGAGCGAGGATTTCCACTTCTGCCGCCTGTGGCGCGCGCTTGGCGGTCGTATCTGGCTCGACCGACGCAGCCGCATCACCCACACCGGCGGTACCGACTTCAGGGGCGACCCGGCCGCGCGGTTCCTGCCGGCATTTCCTCCATCAGGCAGAGATGGACCCTAAGGCCCTCGACCTCGTGTTCCAGCTCCAGCGTGCGCCGACGCAGCGTGGCATTGGTTTCCAGAAGCTGCGCCACCAGAGTGCCCTGCGAGCGCAGCAGTGCCGCCTGCTCGGCGCGGCCGAACATGATCAGCCAGCGCAACGCGAGACCGATCGGCACGATCACGCTCGCCCACCACCATTGCGGATCGGAGGGATGCAGGCTGTCCAGCGCATCCGGATAGGCCGATCCATCCGCCGGGCTCATGGCTGCGTGCCGGCGCTGCGCCCGGTCTCGCCGAGACGCGCCTCGAGGGCGGCGAGGCGTCGCGACATCTCACCGAGCGCGGCGACGAGATCGGGGATCACCCGGGTCTGGTCGATCATCTGCGGAACGACGGCGCCACGCTCGTCTACCGCGTCCTTCTCACCGACCAGCGCCGATGGATAGACCGCGCCGAACTCATGCGCGATGAAGCCCACGGTGCGCTCCTCGCCGACCGATCCGCGCCAGACATAGGAAACCGGCCGCAATCGTCCCAGCCGCTGCCGGGCGCCCAGACCGCACAGGGGCTCGACATCCTCCTTGAGCCGGTAATCCGACGCCGTATTGTAATTCACACCACTGGCGATCCCGTTGGTCACCACCAGCGAGATCGAGCCGACATTCACTGTCGCGCCTTCGTCGGTCGAGCTGGTGAAACTCACGATCGGGCTGCCATTGGACTGCCGCGAGATCCCGAGCGTGGCGACGCTCGAGCCGACATTGAACATCGTCAGATGCCCGGGCGTGTAGATCGAGCCGGTGATCACGTTCGCCACCGGGTCCTGCACCGCCAGATTGTTGGCCATCTGGTAGACCAAAGGTACGCCGAGCGAGCCGCTCATGATGTCGCCGGTGCGATTGACGTAGCCGGTCAGGAACTGCGTCGTTGCCAGCCGGCCGGAGAGGTCGCCGGGCGGCGGCGTCGGCGCCTGCGGCGTGCCGGTGAAGACCGGCGAGGCCAGCGGCGCCGCTGCCGGCAGCTTGAGCGACAGGAACGGCGCTCCCGGTGCGGGCTGGATCATCGACGCATCGATCGCGGTCGTGCCGGCCGGCACGGTGATCGTCCACAATGCGATCGCACCGGCCGGTGCCGCGGTACCGCTGACCATGGAGAGTGCGACGCGCTCCTGCAGCACGGTCGCCTGCGCACCCCCCTGCCCGTCCACGCCGAACATCGTCTGGCCCGGATTGGTGGCATTGAAATACGGCAGCACCGTCGCACCACCCTGCTGTTCGGAAAACGCCGCGGCGACACACCAGGTCGCACCGGCGGCAGGCACGGCCAGTGTCGTCACCGTGGTATTGATCGCGAGCTTGACCACCGGGTCGGACGAGGGCGGCAAGGTGCCGTAGTAGTCCGCATCGACCACCGATGGTGTCATCAGGCTGCCTGGGCCGACCAGGACGTTCAGCCCCGTGCCGGGCGTGCAGGCCAGACCGTCGACATAGGCGTGCGCGTTACCGAACACCGCCTGTGCGAGATATCCGAGTCCCACCAGCGTGTTGCGCGACTGCAAGAGCTGATCGGTGTCGGTCGGCACGCTGCCGACATAGACGATCTGTCGATCCATGACCTGTCCCTCAATACTGGATCAGCCGCACGCCGCAGCGCGTCGCGGCCGGAATGGCGCTGGCGACCGTCGCGCAGATCGCGCCGATGCCAAGTGTCGTGGTCATCGGTTGCGCAACCGTGCCGATGTGGTCTGCTGCCCGCAATGCGGGGCCCGATCGTGTCGGGATGAAGCTCGTGACCGCGGTGCCGGGTTCGAACTGCCAGCATTGCGTCAGCACCGGCGGGATCGTCGTCCCCTGTCCGACCAGCATCAGCCGCAGCCGCACGGTCCGGGGGGCCGCTCGGCCGGGGAGCGGCAGGCTGATCCGCTGCCACACACCGCGGCGCGTCATGTCAGCGGCGGTCGAGAGGCTCTGTCCCGAATCATCGCAGGTGAGTGCTGCCGACACGCAGCCCGGATCCTGAGGCAGCAGCAGCCACAGGCTGGCCACCGCGGCCGCGCTGCCTGCGGCAATGCTGACCGACGGTCCGGCCGTGTCTCCTTCCGCCACCGCGCACGACATCACCTGGCTTCCGCTCAGGAGCGCCTGGGTGCTCGTGACCGGCTGACCCGACCCATACAGGAAATCATTCCAGCCGAGACTGTCGGCGATCAGGTTCCACCCCGCCGGCTCTGCCAGCACCGCGCCCGACTGCGTCCGGACGCTGAACGGGCCGACAAGGTGCATGCTGCCGGATCCGTCGATGAAGGTGGCCGGAGTCCAGCGATCGGTCCGCAAGCCCGTGGCCGTCGTACTGTCAGACCACCCCTCGACCAGGAAGCCGTAATCGAGACTGCGCGATCCGTAGCGCATCGGTCCGATCCCGTAGCCCCCGGCCGCGTTCATACCCGCTGCATTCGAGATCACCCCGGTATCGGCCGTGCGGCTCGGCTCGACGATCCGCCAGTCAATCTGCGCCAGGGTGGAAAGTGTCAGCGCCAGCGCATCGCGCGTCGCGCGGGTTGGCAGCAGCGCGGCCCGAATCCTGGCACGATAGGCGTCGTCAGACTCCCCCGCGCCGCGTCCGAGAGCGGGACCGAAGAAATCGGCGCTGATCATCTCCAGATGGCCGCCGCTCGCGCTGGCCAGTCGAGTCTGCGCGAAAACCGCCTGCAACTGGGCGAATATCGCGACCCAGGCCGTCGCCTGACCCGCCAGAACGGCGTCGAGCACCGGGGTCGGCGAGACCGGATCGGCGCCGCGCTCAGCGAACCATCCCGACGGCAGGACTGCGCGCATGCGCGCCTGCATCTGGCTGCTCGTCTGGCCCGCAACCGGGCCCAGCAATGTCGGATCGACCGCGGTCATCGCTCAGCCGCCCACGACCGAGATCTGACCGGCGCGCACCACGCTCGTCAGGGTGCCGCCGAGATCGGACGATCCGCCGTCGAGCGTCACCGACACCACATTGGTCACCGCAGCACTTGCCGCATAGGCCAGGGCGACGATCCGGGTCAGGCGCAACGGCGCCCCCACCGGCAGCGCTCCCACATATGCATCGACCGCGAGCGTGATCGCGGCCGCCACATCGGCGAACACGGCCTGGGCATCGATTTCGACCACGACCTGCATGTTGGCGACGATCACCGTCGGTCCGATCACACTGAACCGCGAGCCGATCGGACGCACCGCATCCACGGCCTGTTGCGCCGCATCGAGCAGCGCGGCAGGGGGCGCCCCGCTACCATCGTCCATCACCACGGTGAAATAGCCGGGCACGACAGTGCCGTCGGGCGCGGTATTCTCGATGACCTCGCAGCTCACCCCGAGTTGCACCGCCTGCACCGCGGTCCGGATCGCCAGCACCGTCGCCTGCGCGCGGCTGTTGATGTAGGCGACGAAGCGGGCGCGCAGCGCCGCATCGGTCTCCGGATCGGCACCGTTGGTGAACGCCACCGGATTGCTGACCAAGTCGATCCCGGGGATGGACGAGCCCTGCAGGGAAATTGTCCCGGACGCCACATTGCCGAGAGTTCCAGCCGTCAGCGCCCTCACCGTGACCGCCACCGAGACCGTTCCGGCCGGCCGGGTATAGGGCCCACCGACGACCGCGAAACTCACCGAACCATCGGCCGTCCTGACCTGCGCGCCGTTGGGGATTACCGCGCTGCTGCCGGCGGGGTTGAGCGAACTCATCACCACCTGCCCGCTCGCCGAGGTCGCCGCCAGGCGTGTCAGACCGAAATCGCCCACCCAGCTGTCGATATCGGTGCCTGAGCTGGTCGCGAGCCGCGTCGACGCCAGCACCTGCATGTTGAGAAACTGCACCCAAAGGGCAATCGACGCACCCGATTCCAGCAGGGCGCGCGCCACCGAACCGCTGCTGACATCGATCAGTGACCCGCTTGCATCCTGCAAGCCAGCACACATGCCCTGCACGATGTCATCGAAGCTCTGTAAAGTGGTTGTCATGGAGACCCGCCGACGGTGAGTGCAACGCGCGATGTCGTGCCGTCGGCGGCGTCCGCATAGGTGATGGTGGTATCGATGGTGCCGTTGCCGGAATCGCTTACGCTGACCTGCGGCGCGGGACTCGTGGCGATGGCCGCCTCGAGCTGGAGCTGCCGGCGGATCGACGCCGCGATCTGGCCGGCCGCGACCACGTTGCCGATTTGGCTCCGCAGCCCACCCCCGTAACCGACATCCCAGATATAGTCGCCCGGGTTGGTCAGCAGCCGTCGCAGCACACGTTGGCGTACCCAGTCATCCGCAGTGACCGTGGCCAGCCCGCTGCCGGCATCGAGCATGAGATCGCCGCCGATATCGTGAGAGAGATCCATGGTCACCCCTGTGACTTGATCGGCTGGCCCGACATATCCGACCCGGCCTTGACACCGGTGTGGAGGTGCTGTTCGAGCGACACGCCGCCGGCGCTGATGTCGCCATCCGCCGTGATCCGGCCCGCGACATGCAGGTCACCGCCGATCGCGATGCCTTTTCGCGACAGATGCAGATACACACCCTGGTCGGCGAAGATGCCGATCTCTCCTGGCTGCACCACATCGCCGCTCGCCGGCGATACCGGTGGCGTCTTGGTCGCGTCGAACAGGCGACCGACGATGACGGGATGTTCCGCATCACCCTCCATCGGCGCGATCACCACCTGGGTGTCGACCTCGCACGGACAGGCGATCTTCAATCCGCCGGCGGCGAAGCCGGAGTCCGGAATCCAGCCGCTTTCGATCCCCTCCGGCTGAATCGTCACCTTCACCGTATGTGTCTTTGCGTCGACAGCCGAGACGATGGCATGCCGAAGCCGGCCGATGCGGCTGTCGGCCATCATCGCCTCGAGTTTCATTCGTTCGAGAAACTCCTGCATGGCTCCTAATCCTCCGCAAGCGTGCTGGCGGTCATGTATTGTCTGAAGCCGCCGGCGACCGAGATCGAGCGCTCGATCTCGTCGAGCCGGTAGAGCCCGTCCCAGGCGGTCTGCGTGCCGGTCAACCCGATCGTGTCGCCTGCCGACAGCGCGAGTTCGCCCGGCAGAACGATCTGCACGCTGCTGGAGCGCGGCCTGATGCGGTCGAGCAGCGCCTGTGCGAGGGCCTGCGCATCGTCATCGGCCAGATTGGGCCTCATGACGTCATAGGCTCCCATCGCTCCCGCCGCGCCGGTATCGACCAGGCTGCGTTGCCGGCTGTTCCAGCTTCTCACCCTAACCGCGGTGTCGGTGGCGATCTCCGGCAGTGCGCTCAGCAGGATCTGTTCGGCCGGCGGTCCCAGCAGCGTCGTCCAGCCTCCTGGCGAACACGACCACATCGCCGATACACCAGCCGCGCCTGCAAGCGGGCCGAACACCAGCGTGTCGGCCGACAAGCCGACGTGACAGCCTTCCATCAAAGCCAGCTCGCTCAGCAGATCCCAGGCCGTCGCGCGCGCCGAATAGGTCAGCAGCGGCAAACGCCGATGCTCGATCTGATAGAACTGGCCCACCATGCGCGTGGTCGGGATCACCTGCGCGGCCAGCCCGCAGGCGTTCGCCACCGAGATCGCGATCTCGCTGCTGGTTCGGTTCAGATAACCATCGGGAATACGATAATCGAGCAGCAGGGCGCCGAGATCACGCCCCTCGCACATCAGCATGCCGCCGGCCGCATCCCATCGCATCCGGTCGACGCGCCCGAGCAACACGCGGCTCCAGCCAGTGCTGTCGGCAAGGATTTCCAGCGCGATGCGTGCGCCGCCACCGAACAGCGCGATCACGCCGGCAGCGTCCGCGATCGCCAGCGGCGCCTTGAAGGTGAACGCCGCCGCGCGGGCGAAGCGCGAGACGTCCCAGTCGAGCTCGCTGAGCGCCAGCACCGATCCGTCACCCAGTACGGCCCGGATCGCGATGCTGCGCAACAGCGTGCTCAAGACCCCTGGCTCCCGGCCGAGCCGGTCGGAATGACGAGCTGCGTCAGCCCTTCGACCATCGGGTCGCTCAGCCCATTCGCCGTCGCGATCCGCTGCCACAGCCGTGCATCGCCATAGAGGCGTGCGGCAAGATGGAAGAGTGTCGTCGATGTCACTTCGATGACCGTCATTCAGCCGATCCCGCACCGCCCAGCACAAGCCCAGCCTGGCCCACCAGCCCTCCGGCAATGACACCGCACGCCATGCGGCCGCAGCCGGAGACGGCCGCATGGATTGCCGGCGCCGTCATCGGCCAGCCACCGCTGATGGAAGCGATCGCCGCCGCTCCGGAGGTCCCGATCGCGGCCAGGCCAGCGTCGAGCTGCGAAAGCGCCGGCAGGTCGCTCGCCCCGAGCTGCCGCGACGAGGCGGCGGCGATCACCCCCGGCAGCGCCACCAATTCCGGATTGGCCAGCTCGCCCGACGCGGCCAGGACCGTCGACGCCAGCGACAGCGAGGCGCCCACCAGAGCGAGCGGGTCGGAAACGGGTGGCCCCCAGTCCAGCGGCTGGCAGCGGATCTCATAGGCGATCGCATGGCCGCCCCGGGCATAGCCGTAGCGGAAGCGCTCGATCATCACATCGATCTGGAATGTCTCGAAGGCCAGCGTCTGGCTGTCGCCGTCACGGCGCAACTGATCGAGTTCGAGCGCGCGCTGGAGCGCATCCTCGCCGACGAACACGCCCGTCCAGACGATCGCGCGATCCTGCGCACCCAGAACGTCGACCGCGCGCCCGCCGCCCGGCAATTCGTGGATGACGAGGCGCTGGTCGCCGCCCAGCACGATCTCGTCAGGCACGCCGGCGCCCGTCAGGCGGACGGTGCCGATCGACATCGGAATGACGCTCATGCTGCGGGATGCCTCTTGCTGAAGATCAGAAAGCAGGTGAGTTCGAGCGGTAGAGCGGCATACTGCCGACATCGATGCCCGAGCCGCGGGTCGATGGCAGCATCGCCTGCCGGGTCTGCTCACGCGCCACCACGGTGCCGAGTTGGCGCCCGTCGACGATGAGCTCGCCGACCAGCGTCATGCCCGCGTTGCCACTCCCCGCGGTTGCATTGGCGGAAGCATCGTCGCGGCGCGACTGCCCTGCGGGACCAGCCAGGCGCAGATCCATCAGGCCGGGCTGTCCGGTCACGGGCGGCACAAACCCCAGCCCGCCCTGCCCGGCAAACGGCATCATGCGACCGGCCTCTCCGAACGCGCTGCCCGGCATGGCCCGCGACGCAGCATCACTGCCCGCCACGAACGACAGGCGGGACAGGCCTGCTCGCATCGCCACCGACGACATTCGCGTGGCCGAAGCTTGCGTGCCGTTCCAGCCGCCCCACGACCGTGGCCCCGCTCCGACGGCCGCCGCCAGCTTGACACCGCCCGCCCGCGGCCGAGCGAACCCAGTCATCGTCATTGCCGCTCTCGGCGTGGCGCCGACCACCTCTGCCGGGCCCTGCGTCTGCCTCGCGCCGATGTGCATGCGCAGCGACGGCGCGCGCAGCGCCAGCCTGCCAGAAACCGGCTGCGACCGCGTCTCGATCGACGCTCCCACCCGGCGCCGGAAGGCTGCAAAGCCAGCCGTCGAAGGCAAACCACCCCAAGCCTGCGACCGCACAGCACTTCTCCCCTGTTGCGTCGGCTTCGCCCCGGAATCCAACAGCCGGTCCAAGTCCGCCGCCGCCTCGGTCGTCATCTCCGCGTCTCCGCGTCTTCCGGCCAGGCGGATCCTCCGCCGCACCCAGACGGGACGTGGCGCCGCGTCCGCGCCTTGCCGCAGACGCCGAAGCCCGGGCGCACCGATCCTGAACGCCACCGCGTCGGGCACTCCGCGCGGGCCGCCCCGACGGCCGGGTCTGGCGCGATCATCGCTCATGTCAGCCACGACAGCGCACTCCAGTCGAATCGGCCGCCCTCGATCTCGCCGAGGGCCACGCAGCATGCCGCGCGCCTGGCGCGACTCATCCGGTTGATTTCCATCCACGGCACCCCGTTCTTGGCGAGATAGAGGGTTTCGCGAAGAACGGGGTGCCGGCTCAGTTTTTTACGACGGCCAGATCCTCGTCACGTGCCGCCTGCGACAGCTCGACCGCTACGCGATCGAGCGCATCACCGCCGAGGCGTCGCGCGAGGTCGCGCATCGCGTCCTTGCTTGCGGGCAGCCGCACCGGTACGCCGTCGATCGACCGTACCGCGCAGATCGTCAGCGCGTAGTGCATCCACGGATCGGAGCCCGCCGCATGTCCGGCTGCCTCGATGACATCGAGCATGTCGCCCGCGTCCACTTCGCGTACCCCCAGCCTGCGCCCGTCGGCAAGCGTGATCTCGACCTCCGCCATCAGAGCTTCTTCCTCTGGCTGGCGTAGAACGCGACCACCTGCTTGACGATGTTCTCGGCGTGATAATGACCGGAATCGATCAGGGTCAACGACACGCCGACAAACTCGTAGGTGCTGGTTGAGCCATCCGGTTCGGTTACGTACTGATAGATCGTCCCCGATCCGATCGATCCCTTGGTCCAGAAATCGGACTCGATCTGCACGATGAGATCGTCCACCGCGGAGGAACCGCGATCGAGCTGGAACTGCCCGCGCCAGCCGGCCGGTGTGTTGAACTCCATCGGCGCGCTGTTGAGCGGGTCCGACCTCTGCGTGCGCACTTCCTGCTGCGCGCGAAAGCCCGTCACGTCGCGCAGGTCGGTGCGCACGCCGTTCCAGATGAGCACGACCTCGCAGTTGCGCCCGATTGTGTATGCGTTGACCATTCGGCGCTCCGGTTCAGGAATTCTGGGTCACGGCGACGGCGACGTTCTGTCCGCCCTGGAGATTGACCAGGAAGCGCTCGTTGATGCCCTGGTATCGGACCTGTACATCTGCCTGCACATATCCGAGCGCGGTTCTCGCCTGCGGATTGTTGGTGGCATCGCAGACCACGGCGTAAGGTACCGAGCCATCGACACTGCCAAGTATACCCTGACCCAGCAGCGTCGAGAGATAGTTCAGCAGCGTGGAGCGGATGTTCGACAGCAGGTTCGCATTGATCACGCTGCCGACATAGGCACCCATGCCGAGACTGAGGGTCTGTGCGATGTAGTTGGTCAGCCGTGTGTAGTTGTCGCCCGAGACGGTGTTCGAGCTCGCGGTGTTGAATCCGCCGCGCACCGCCCAGTAGGCACCGCCGGGTGCCGGATTGCAGACCACGTCGATGCCGTTCTCGAACAACGTCTGCAGCTCCGCCGTCGAATAGGTGGCCGACTGCCCGCTGGACACCAGGCCGCTGCGCTGGCTGCCGATGATGCTGGCCAGAGACTTGTTGAGCGACGATTGCTCGACCGAGAGATTGGCGAGTCGCCCGGCGACGAAGGCCTGCGGGCTGACAAGACGCGTCCGTCCCGAGCTCGGATCGTACCAGTAGAGCCAGTCGCCGAACATCAGCTTGCAGGCGTAGGAATCAAGCCCGCTCGACTGCTTGACCGCGATCGCATCGGCGATCGTGTCCCCGCTCGGCCCGGTCAGGATCATGTAGCAGCCCTCGGCCTCGCCGAACGCCGCCTGCACCGTCCACTGGGTGGGATCGTCGCAATCCGCGAGCATCGCGATCGCGCATCCCTGACCGCGCAAGGCATACATGCCGTTGCGGATCGCCGCATCCTGCCCGACCAGGCTCGCCGCGGTCACGCCGGCGATGCCGTCGCTGCCGTTCAGCAGCGTCTGGTTGACCACCGCCACCGGCGTGGTGGTTGTCGCCTGACCCGCCGTGGCGACGCAGAGCTGCGAGGGTCCGCGCGTCGGGCCCTGGCCGAAATTGACCGCGGCGACGAGATCGCTCCACACGCTCGCAGCCCCGCCCGCCGCGCCGAGATTGTCGAACACCTCGGGCAGCAGGCCGGCCGTCTGCAACGTCAGGCGCCAGGTTCCGGCTTTCGCGCCGGCGCCGAACTGCACGGAGATCGTGTTGCCGGCCGAGCCGGAATAGAGGGCTGTCAGCAGGACCGGATAGCTGCCGGTGGCGGTGTTGTAGAGCAGCGCATAGGTCGCCGCCTGATCGGTGCCGTCACTGACGCGGACGCAGCAGAACGCTGTCGCTCCCTGCTGTACCGCGCAGGCGCATGCGCTGCCGAGGTCGTATCGGCGAGCGCCCGGCGTGCCGAACGCGAGCTGGAACTGCGCCATCGAGCCCAGCACCACGGGCCGCCCGACCGGCCCCCAACTCGCTACGCCAACGAGTCCGATCACATTGCTTGGCACGCCGTTGAGGGTCAGTGCCTGGGGCGAGACGATCTCGACATACAGATCGGGCACCACCAGTGCACTCGAGTTGAGCCGTCCGGCCTGGGAGATCTGCGGCATCAGCCCTGCCCTCCTGCGTCGGCGCCCGGCAGTGCGACGACGACGGTCCTCGTCCGGTTGGCGCCCTTGAGGATAGCGTCGATGACCGCCTCGTCGCGAATGATGTCGCCGCGACCATAGCTTCCGAACCCTTCTGTCACGACAAGGGCTCGTTGTGATTGTACCATTGAAATCGACTCCCAGCTCGTCAATCAGGATGCAGAGGCGGCGCGCTTCGCGGCAAGGTCCGACAGGGCCGCCCCGCACAGCTCGACCCGGCTTTCGTCAGGACCGCCCGCGGTCCAGGTCGGGAGCAGCCAGCCGCCCTCTGCGAGCTCGTTCCACGCGTAGATCAGCCCGACCTGCGCAGGGCAGGCCGCGGCATTGTCGATCACGAAGGATGCGGCCTCCGCGATATGCAGCCCGATTTCCGCCGGGCTGCCGGCCTGGTAGTAGTTCCCGTCGGAAACACCCACCGGGACCGGGTAGAAGGGTTGCGGTCTCTCCACCAGCGGCCGCTGGTCCCAGCCGCACATCGCGGTCGGGATCATCGGCATTCCCTGCTGTGCGCGGCGCTGCCAGTCATCGCGTGCCGCCTCGGTCAGTGCGGCATATGATTGCATGTCCCCATCGAGCGACGGACAGCAATAGCAACCCGCCGCATCGGCGCCGTCCGCGAGCGCGGCCACGGTGTTGTCGTAAGCTGCAAGCCCTGCGCCGGAGAGCCACACGACATACGGATCGCCCACGCCGGTGGCAGCCGCCAGCGCGCGCAGTTGCGCGATCTCGCCGGCGACGCCGCCACTGCCCAGTCCCGCTGTCTGAACAGCCTGCGCGTCCAGCAGCAGATACAGTGGCCGTCCGCCGAGAACGGTTACATAACCCGGCTGCGACATCAGCGCGACGTCGCGCGCAATGGCCTGCTGTGCGGCCTCCGGTGTGCTCCACGACGATGTTTGGCCGAGCATGCAGAAGCCGAGCCGTGATCGGCTCGCGCTCGACAGATAGAGTTGCAGCGCCAGGCTGAGCGTGTCCGCAGACGCGTAGCTGTCGAACGCCCAGAACCCGATGCCACCGCGGCAGGCGGCGTCAATCTCGGCATCGATCGTCGCCTGGGTCGCTCTCGGCCACGACGCCACCCCGTTCGTGACGACCGCGTTGGCCGGCAACCGGTTCTGGAACGCCGGCGCAGACAGCGCATCCGCACATTGCGCATCGATCGGATTGGCTGGATCGTACCAGGCATCGAACCTGACCGCGCCCATCCTCGGCAGCACCACCGGCACACCCGGCAAGGTCTGGTCGAACACCCGACTGCTCACCCCGTCATCGACATGACCCAGGCCGAACAGCATCCGGGTCGTCGCCTGTGTGATCGTGGTCGCATACTCGACACGGAACAGCAGGTCGCGCCGATAGACGTTCGCGTTGACGGCGTCATCTTTTTCGGCTGTCCCGTCATAGACGACGCGTGCGGAGGTCCCGTCCGACAGTGTCAGCCAGTCGAGGCTGGAGAAAGCCACATCGATCGACCGGGCCAGCACATCGCGTGTCCGCGGGTCGGGACACCACAGACCGACAAGCAGTTTCTGTTCCTGTCGTCTCGTCTCCAGCAGGCAACTCGCCGCCCCGGCAGTTCGCGCCGCGAGCGCACGCGCATAGGGGAATGTCCAAACGCCCCCGACGGCGACACAGCCCGGGATCATCGGTGCCAGCCTGGCTGCGAGTGCGGTGGCCGTCTCGCCGTCCTGGGCTGCAAAGGCATAGGCGACACCGTCGATGTCGATGCCGACCACATCGCCCGCACTCGCGCTACCGGAGATCGCGCACGACATGCCATCGACCTCGAGCGTGATCGTCGGCGATCGCGCGGACACGGTCTTCCACACCGGCGCATAGCGCGTCGTATTGACTGTGCCACGCTCGATACTCGTGACGGTGACGATCTGGTTGCCGGCCCCGATATCCTGGTTCAGGCCGGTGGAATTCGGCCAGCCCCGATAGATCTTGACGGCCTGACCGGTAATGCTCGCACCCTGGGTGCCGCCGGGATAGACAGCGCCGAGAACGACGTCGCAAAGCGCATTCTCGACATCGGATATATCGGCCAATTTCTGGTATCCTGCTAGCTCGTCTGCAATGCTGCGCTGATCGACCAGCCGAAGGCCGAGCGCTGCGTGCCGACGATCTGATAGATGTTGCCGCCCGCATCGAGCAGGCGCATGCCGGACGTGATGGTGACGCCGCTGATGGCTGGCAGCAGCACGGCGTAGTAGGCTGAACGCGTATCGCTGGGCAGCCTGGTCGGATCAGCCTCGGTCTTGCTTCTCAGCAGCAGGCTCGCCGGCCAGCCGGTCGCCAGCGCCGTCGCGGCGCTGGAGGCGAGACCGCCATAGGCATTGGTGCCAGGCTGGGTTGCCGTCGCCGATTGAAGCACCGACAGCGTCGCATTGCACAACACCCCGCTGGCCGGACGCGCCGGATCCACTCGCAGAACGAACAGCGTCTCGGTCCCGACCAGGTAATCGCCGGCCTGCAAGGACGATGGATCGCACAGAAGCTGCACGATCGGCTTGTCGGGTGCGAGCGCCACCCTGAACGCGAGAGAACAGTCCTGCGTATACGCCAGGTCGACGGAAGCGATCGCCGGACTGTCGAGCGGCGACCCGGTTCCAACCGGCCGATACACTGCGAATGACGCGCCGATCCGGGCGGCCGCCTGCCGCAGTCCGTGACAGGTCAGGGCGCTGAGACGTGCCTGGTCCATGACGAGCTCAGGACACGCTGATCACGCCACCATTGACCCATAGCGTGCCGCTCGCGCCCGGCTGCGACGGCAGACTACCGGCCGAGGTCGCCGCATTCATCACCAGGGCGAGTTCCTTGATCGCACCGTCGGAGTACTGCACGGTGGTTCCCGTCACGCAGTCGGCGCCATATTGCGTGCGCGCCACGATCGCGCCCTGCGGCCACACCGTCGACCCGTCGCGTGCGCCGAACACGCGCAACGTGTAGGCGGCGGCATTCTCCGAGAAGGTCGACCCTGTCGGCACGTTGACCGGCCGCGCCAGAGGCATCACGAGCACCGGCAGGCCGCCGCTCGACGCTCCGAACAGTCCGACATAGACCAGCAGCCCCCAGTTCGCGCCGGCCGGACCCACGGTGCCGCCGTTCTGCGCGACACTGTAGCTGCCGCCGGGCTGCGAGAACGTCACCGGCCGCCTTGCATAGGCGGTGTCAGTCGGCTCGGCGAAGGCGCCCGGCGAATACGAGGTCGCATAGCCCATCCATCCCGAGAAAAACACCATGAGCCTTTACTCCGACAGCTAGATGACGATGTTCGAGGCGCGCGCATCACCCAGGAACGGCACTCCGAAATGGGCAGCAAGGCGCTGGCCCCACGCGCTCATCAGGCGGAAGCGATCGGCGACCTCGTTCGGATTGTGTCGCCACGACGCCGCCATAGCGGTGTCGAGATTGGCTGAGGACGACGCGAGATCGGTCTCGAACGATGCGAGTGTCGCCAGCAGCATCCGCGTCACCTGCCGTTCGGCTGGCGACATGTTCGACATCCGGTATTCCAGCGCCCCATATTGTTGGAAATAGCGCCATCCCGTGGCGGTGGCACTTCCGCCATATGCAGGGTAGCCACAGAAGCGGCGGATATCCGTCCGCTCCGCATCCGTGAAGTCGGTGTCCGGCAGCGTCAGGGTTGCGGACATTGTTCGACCTCGATCTCGGCACCTCGTTCGTTCAGCAGTGCGATTTCCACCGGATCGGTCACACGCTGTCCGGTGCGCCAGTAATGCTCCACGCCGTCCTCATCGAAGAAGCCGAATGGACAGCACAGCCGGACTGCAGCGACGCCCTTGCGGGGCGTCGCTGCGGCCGCTGCGCGACGCGCTGCGGCCATGCCTTCAGAGGCTCTCGATCACGACGCCGCGCTTGAGGTAGCTGTTCGTCGCGGTAGGGATGATAGAGGTATTCGCCGTCGCGTCGGTCGGCAGCGCGAAGCCGCCGATCCAGTACCAGCTCTGCGCGATGATCTGCTTGAGCCGGTCCAGCGGCTCGCGCGTCACCATCACCACGTCATCGACACGCTCGATCAGCGAACGCTCCGCGTCCGGGATGTCGAGCTTGGCCATGTCGGCATAATCGCCTTCGATCAGTGCGCCCTTGCCGCAGACGATTGCACGGTGGATCGGCCCGGCGCCGAGCGATGCCTGGAGCGGCGCCTCGGTCGTGGGAATGAAACGCACGCCCAGCAGCTCCACCACGCTGCCCGACTGATAGGCCTCCGAACCATAGGCGCCACGATACAGATACTTGAAGTCGCCGTCCCGGAACAGGCCGAGCATCTGCTGATCGTCCAGGTAGCAGTGATAGGCACCATCGACGGTCGGCACGTTGTTCATCCGCAACGCGGCGACCGCGCCGAGCACCGTCTGGATGCCCAGCGTGTCGCCGGGCACATAGCTCGCCGAGCCGTAGGTCCCGGTGGGTGCGGTGAGGGCGGCGGTGGTCAGTCGGCCGTTTGGGCGGAGCACCAGCGGAGCCGTCGCCGCGATCACCGGCTGGGCGGCCGCTCCGTCGGAGACCGACACATTGGTGGTGAAGGTCAGCGTTCCGGACACACCACCCGGCGCGGTCGAGATGTTGACCGCATCGGCGCTAACCGCCGAGACGGTATAGGCATTCGAGCCCACCGTGACGGTCATACCCGAGGTCGCGCCAACCGACACCACCTGGCCATACGTGTTCAGCACAGAGGCAAAGCCGCGGACATCGTCGACACGGAGCGTCGTCGCTGCCGAACTCAGCGCCGAGATCACCCGTGTATTGCCACCCAGATAGCCGCCCACCCCGTTCTGCGCGCCGCCGAAGAGAGTGTTGCGCGCGATCCGGTCGAGCGACTGCATCGCCTGCACGCCATTGGTGCGCGCATTGGCCAGAAACTGGCTGGCGATGCCGACGCCGTCGGTGATCACGTTGAGGTCGATCGTATCGCCGTACTGGTTGATCGACAGCACATACTGCTCCACCGACCAGCTCGACGGCGACAGGCCATTGTCGAAATTGCTGTTTGTCGACGGGTTGAGCGGCGTGGTGACGGGCGCCTTGAGCCCCTTGCGGGTCTTGGTGACGGTCTCGCCGATGCGATTGGGGAAACTCTCACGATCGGCGATGGCGCGGAAGCCGAGACGCGACTGCAGGCCGTCCTGGAACTCGCGCGCCAGAAAGCCCTGCTGGACGATCGGCTGCAACTGCGCCGGAAAATTCGAAATCGACATCTGCTATCCCTGATTGAGATCGATGATGAAGGGGAACCGAGCAGGCCTGGATGCCCGCAGCGGGAAACTCGTGCCGGGAGGCGCGCTCGCTGCCGCCCTAGAGCACTTTCCGAGCCTGTCGCCTCGAATGCAGGGCTCTACACAATTGATGAAGCGAGCACCTTTATCTGACCGAATGATTCCGTTTGATCAGATGACGCTCTAGCGCGAGAGCAGCTTTGCCCGCTCCGCCTGCCAGGCCTCGCGTGACAGCGTGCGCGCATCGACCGTGCGCGGCGTGGCCGGCGCCGGAGCGGCATGCAGCCTGCGCGGTGCCGCAACCTCCGCTACGCCCGGTGCCTGGGCGGCGGCAGCGAACAGGTAGGGCTTGTCCGACCTCAGCGTTGCGATGGTCTCCTCCGCACCGAGGATCTCGCCATCCTCGCCGAGGCTGACACCACCCAGATCGGCGAGGCGCAGCCCATCGAGATCGACGATCCCGGCCCGCAGCGCATGCGCCTTGAGTTCGGCCTGCACGATGCGCTGCCGCGCATCCTCCCTGGCCTGCGACACCGCGAGATCACGCTCCCGATGTGCACTGGTCAGGATGGCATCGCGCTCGCCCTGTACCAGCCTGAGCTGCTGACGTGCCCGCACCAGCTCCTGGCGCAGACGCTTCTCGCTGTCAGTGACAGCTCTGGGCTGTTCGGCCGCAACCGAGACATCGTCATCGGCTGCGACGTCGCCGTCATGTTCCACAACGTCCGTCACATGTGTCCCCATCGCTTGTTGTTGCCGCCGATCGCCGCCATCGCTGGCGGGCGATCGCGAAATCATGTGCCGCCACCGAGCATCACCGAGATGCCATACGAGCGGCCGATGATCCGTTCTGCCGCCGCCTGGGTCATGATGCCCCCCTCGACCAGGCGTCCCAGCGCATCGGCCTGCGCCTGCCGATCCTGCGGTCCCATAGGGAACCAGTCAGGCCAGCTCAGCGACAGACCGGCATCGTCGAGGTCCGTCACATGCGCGTCTCCCACGACCAGGCCACCCTCCAGACGCCTGGACGCGAGGCAGATCTTGCGCAGCAGGCTGACCAGCCCATACTCGCCGTAAGAAATCCGCAACCGATCCGCCAGCCAGATCAGCCCCTGACACATCAGCTCGATCGCGCGCCCGCTCTGCGCGGCACCCAACCGGTCGGACTGCGCGCGATTGCCGTGCATCGCCTCCAGCGCGATCGCCCGAAGCTGCTGAACATGGGCGAGAACCGCTGCGGCCGCATTGCCGTTGATCTCCAGAAGCTTCGCGTCCCCTTCCGGTGGCAACATCAACGCATTGGACGCACCACCGACGTGAGCCGCGCTTCCCTGCGGAATCCCGAGGCCGGGGTCCTTCAGCACGAGCGTCGGGTCCGATCCGTATTTCAGCCCCCGCCCCGCCTGCGAAAGCAGATAATCCGTCTCGATGACGGTATCGATGGCCGCCTGGAACGTGCAGCCCCCGTCAGGACCCTCCCGCATGTCGCATGACGCCGGCAGGTTCCTGATCCAGACGGCCGGAACGAAACCGAGACCGTGTTCGCCGCTGCGCTCGACATCGATCTTGCGATCCGCCCCGTCCCGATAAGGAAGATACCATGTCTCCACGCGGTCATCCCAATGACGTTCGAACCAGTAATCACCTCCTGGCTCGACGGCATGACCCTGCGCGAGCAGATCTTCGGCCTTCACTCGATAGCGCTCGATGAGTTCCGAAAGCTCGCGCGGATCACTGCTGCTCCAGACCGGGGTGAGATAGGCTGTCCGCAGTACGTCGAAGAAGATGCGCCCATCGACGACCCGCATCAGTACCACCACCGATCCGACAGATCCGCGCGTGGCCGCTTCCAACATGGTCTGCTTAAGCGCCGATGCCTGACAGATGGTCTCGAGCGCGGTTGCCGTCCGCGCATCGGAGACCTGGATGGTCGGCCAGTGCCCCTCGCTGAACAGCAGCGAGACGGAATCCTCCACCACCACACGACACAGGTTCGACCTCACCGATGGCCGGCGCTCGTCGAGCGGGACGTATTCGCCGGCGCCGTTGCGCTCTGCCGAGAACGGATAGCGCAGAACGTCGTAATGCCGTCCGTCGAGAACGCTTTCGAGAGCCGACAGCCTGAAGCATCGTTCCGGCAGTGCACGGTCCCTCGGCATACGGTCCTGAAGAGCAAGCCAATCCATCGCTCAACGTCCCATGAAAGTCGGCACGGCCAGCGCCTGGCCATCCCGGCGTGTGCCCCACCAGTACAGAAAATAGCCAGACGCATCCGCGAGGTGGTCATGGCCGGACGACTTGTCGATCTGGTTGCCATCATCGACATAGGCAAGCTTCGTGTAGGCATCGATCGACTTGACGCAGGACGGATCGACGAATGCCGACCTGGTGCCGTCCGCGGCCTCGAACAGCCTGTTCATCACATTTACCCTGTCCCTAAGCGATGGATGCGAACTCATTGCACAGACTTTGAAACCTGCTTCGCGCAGGATGCTGATATCGGTCCGGCCGAAGGCAGAACTCCTGCGCTGCTGTCCGGCGGGATCGGGATAGACCGAGATGTGCTCGACCGAGACGACACCGTCATGCCGCAGGCGACCATGCCGGCTGCGCAGAACCGACACCATCTCGTCGGTGTTCGACGTTCCCAACACGATCTCGCCCGTCTGCCACAGCGCGGTTCCGGCCTGCTGCCAGATCGTGGCCGTCATCGGATTGACGTTGAAATCCATCCCGACGTGAATGCGTCCGTCGTCGGCTCTGGGGGCCGGTCGGACACTGTGCTCGCGTGAGAATCCATATAGCACTCGGCCGGCGAAGCTTTCGAAGCTGGCTTCGTACTCCTGACGATAGGTGCGCGCATCGAGGAGCTCCCGCGCATCCGCCAATTCGCGTGCACTGACCTGCCCGCCCTCCTCGGTCGTGAATCTGAACGATCTGTGGTCGTCGCGGCCGCCGTCGAGGCCACGTCGATAGAACTCGTGGAAGTGATTGTGCCCCTTCGGCGTACCGACGAAGAGCGCATGCCCCTCGCTCGTCGACAACATCGGCCGGATCGTCTCCGACCACGCCTCCGGCCGCGTATCGGCCCACTCGTCGCCGGCAAAAAACCAAAGTCCCGCACCGCGCAGCGAGTCATGCGCGTCCAGACCGACCACCCGGACGCGATGCCCGCTGACCAGCGTGATCGAGCAGGTCGACTCACTCGGCTTCGCCGCCATCCACTCCCGCGGCAATACGGTCTTCAGCCGACCCCACATCACCCGCCTCGCCTGAAGGAAATTCGGGGCTCCGTACCAGATCTCGTTCTCCGTCGGTACGCGATGCGCGACCGCCAGCCGTACAGCGCGCCGCAATTCCTCGCCGATCAGAAAGGTGTTGTGGGTCGGGATGAACTGCTCGCCGCACAGATACTGGCTCGACGGACTGTCGACCTGCAGACACCGCACCGCGCGCGACACAACAGTCGTCACCGACACCACCCGCCGGCTCAGATGGGCATCCGGATCGGTGTCAATGATGCTGTCGTCGCCCTTGAGCATCACCACCACTCCACAGGACGCCGCCAGTGTCACAAGGTCCTGTCGCCGACCGTCCAGCACGATCCGCCCGTCCACGAACCGGCCATCCCTGCAAATGACCTTTCTCAGCTCCCGCTGCCGCCCTTTCAGGCTCCGGCGCATCACCGGCGCCGCCGTCGCGACCGCGCAATATGCGCCACGGTCGAGCATGTCTGCGATGTCCCCGGTCTCGGCCACCCTGGTGACCGCGTTGTTGATCGTCACCGGCCAGAGATGATCGACATCACACACGATCCGGCTACCGTCCGAGAACGCAACCTCCCGGCACGGCCTGTCCAGCATCACCCCAGTGACTGCCGTCACCCGGCAGAGCGCGCCGGTCTCATCGAACAGAACGTCGCCGACCTCGATCTCCGCCATGCGCCGGAATCCACCCGGGATCGGAATCAATGTTTCTACGTCGAGTGCCTTGCCGAAGCGACGGCCGCACACCGCAACGCGGAAGCGGGCATCCGGCTGCCATCCGGCGGAATAGATCTGGTGCTGGGCCGGAGTGAGCCGACGCGTCAGGCTCAAGAAGGATACTGCATGACAGACGGATCCTCATCCCTGACGATCGAGCGCAGGATTGCACCCAGATCGTCAGCCTCCGGCTTGCCTGCAGCGGCCCTGGTCGCGACAGGACCGCTCTGGCGCATCAGCATCATCAACAGCGGATCGCTATATTTGCGGACACGACCGCCGTTGTTGCTCTTCGCCTGGCCGCCTGCACCGATCAGGATGCCAGTCACCGCGCGGCGACGCGCCTCTGCATAGAGCAGGTCCTGCGCATCCTCCATCGCCTGCGCATAGGCATCGGCGAAGTCGGAATCGGCGAGCAGAAGTCCGCCGACATGCTTGCGGGCGAGTCCTGCCGCGCGGCAACTCAGACCGACATTGCCGGTCCGGGAAAGCGACTGCAGGAAGCGCACGATCGCGCCTTCCTTTGCTTCGGTCTTGCGAAGTCCGGTCATCGGCATTCTCACGCACCTCGATGCGGCTGGTGGCGACGTCCGGTTGAGTGCGCCGCGGCGACAAGATTGCTGGCCAGGACAGCGGTGTCCTCATAGCGTCGCATCGAGAGCTCGATGCGCAGACCCTGCTGCGCACGGCCAAGCAGATGGCGCGACACCGAACCGATCCGGCTACACGCGCTCTTGGCGACGCGATAGATCGGAAAACAGCGGATCACCAAATCCTGCGATGTCATCGGCAGGTCCGCGTATCCGGTCCAGTCTTCGGAAACGATGTCCGAGCGATGTCGCTGCGGAGGGGCACACAGCATGGGCAGTACATGAACCTCGTCCTCGAGGTTCTTCACAACCAC